AACCGAGGGTGTGCTCGGGGAGAACCCGGCGACTGGGTTCTCCCCGAGCACACCCTCGGTTGGGGTATCCTGAACTGGCTTTATAAGTATGTACTTACCCCTGGTGGGCCTTATGCGGGCCAGCCTTTCATGCCCACGATGGAACAGGCTCGTTTCATCCTCTGGTGGTATGCTGTAGATTCTGACGGGCGGTTTGTTTACCGCTCAGGCACTCTGAGGCGTATGAAGGGTTGGGGCAAGGACCCTCTGGTTGGAGCGTTGTCGCTGGCGGAGCTTCTTGGACCTGTGGAATTTTCCCATTTCGACGCTGAGGGCCAGGCGGTTGGCAAGCCTAAGTATGACCCCTGGGTGCAGATTGCCGCGGTGTCCAATGACCAGACGAGGAACACCTTCACGCTATTCCCTTCGCTAATCTCCCCCCACATGAAGGAGGAGTTCGGACTCGACGTCAACAAGACGATCGTGTACGACAACCGAGGGAAGATGATCGAAGGCGTGACTAGCTCCCCGATGGCTCTGGAAGGTAAGCGCCCTACGTTTGTCGTACAGAACGAAACGCAGTGGTGGATTGAGTCCAACCAGGGGAAAGACATGGCCAACGTCATCGCTGGCAACGTTACTAAGTCAGCTTATGGCTCGTGTCGCAGTCTCAGCATTTGCAACGCTCACGTTCCCGGACAGGATAGCGTAGGAGAGGCAGACTGGGATGCATACCAAAAGGCTTTGGCTGGCGAGGCTGTCGATACCCGCTTGCTGTACGATGCTTTAGAGGCCCCTTCAGACACGCCTGTTGGTGAGATCCCGTCGGAGAAGGAAGATCCCGAGGGATTCGCCGCGGGCATTGAGTCGCTGCGCCAGGGCCTGTTGGTGGCCCGAGGAGACGCAGTATGGCTCGATGTCGACTTGATTATCGACGACATCCTCGACATCCGTAACAAGGTGTCGGAGTCGCGGCGCAAGTTCCTGAATCAGATCAACGCCGCTGAAGATGCCTGGTTCTCCCCCGCTGAGTGGGATTCAGGTTACCGAGAGGGCTTGAAGCTCCAGCCGGGAGATAAGATCGCCCTTGGCTTGGACGGCTCGAAGTCGAACGACCACACAGCTATCTCGGCTTGCCGCATCAGCGACGGTGCTGTGTTCCTCCTTCGGACGTGGAACCCTGAGAAGATGCCAGACGGTTTGGTTCCTCGAGAGGACGTCGACGCGGTTGTCCGCTCACTGTTTGAGCGCTACAAGGTTGTGGCGTTCCGTTCGGACGTTCACGAGATGGAGTCGTACATCGACGCTTGGAGCAGGGATTATAAGAGGAAGCTGAAAGTTTGGGCTAGCCCGAACAGCCCGATCGGTTTCGATATGCGCGGGTCGCAGAAACGCTTCGCGCTTGATTGCGAGAGGTTCGTCGATGCGATCCTGTCGGGTGAGGCCACTCACAACGGTGATCCTCTGCTTCGGTGGTATGTTCTGAATGCTCACCGACACCCAACCCCCTGGGATGCTATCAGCATCCGCAAGGAGTCGAAGGACTCCAGCCGGAAGATTGACGGGGCCGTAACCGCGGTTTTGGCTTTCGGCGCTAGGCAGCAGTACCTGCTTGACCGAAAGACACGAAACGGCACCGGAGGAGGCGCTATCACATGGTAAACCCCCAGCCGGTCGAGATCACTCTCGACCAGGCGTTTAACGAGATGGATAAGTACCAGACGAGCTTCGCGCGGCTCTGGTCTTATTACAATGCCCAGGCTCGCGACATGGCAATCGGCATCGCCACTCCGCCGCAGCTGCGTAAGCTGCTGGCGCAGGTGGGCATCCCGCGGATCTACGTGAGTGCCATTGCGGAGCGTCTGATTCTGGAGGGGTTCCAGCGCGGAGATTCTACCACCTCTGGGGATGACGAGCTCTGGGCATGGTACCGAGCTAACTCACTGGATTCCCAAATGGTGAACCAGGTGACAGATTCTCTCGTGTATGGCAGGTCGTACATCACGATCTCAGCGCCTACCGAGGAGGATGAAGCTAACCCGCTGAGAGTACCAGATATCCCGGTTATCAAGGTTGAGTCCCCTCGTGGACTTTTCGCTAAGATTGACCCCCGAACGGGGGAGGTCTTGTGGGCCGTCCGCAAGGTACTTGATGATAGTAACCAGGTAGCCTCTGCTACCCTCTACTTCCCTGATCGCACTGAGTACTTCCTCCGCGACCAGGGGCAGCTGAAGGTTGCAGAAACCGTGCAGCATGGCCTTGGCGTTGTGCCGGTTGTGCCGGTGGTTCGTCGTAGTAACAGCGCTGACTTGTACGGCACCTCGATCATCACCGAGGAGATACAGTCGGTCACCGATGCCGCTAGCCGCATACTCATGAACATGCAGGCTACCTCTGAACTTATGGCCACGCCCCAGCGTGTGATCTTCGGCGCTTCGGCCAATGAGATTAAGGGCGACACAAAGTCACCGCTGGAGCTGTACATCAACAGCTACATCGCAATCGAAGATCCCCAGGGTAAGGTCTCACAGCTGAATGCCGCTGAGCTTCGGAACTTCACTGAGGCTATCGACCAGCTTCTCCGCATGGCAGCTGTCTACACGGGTTTACCCCCGAGCTACCTTTCCAGCTCCTCCGATAACCCAGCCTCCGCTGAGGCTATTCGAGCAGCAGAAACCCGGCTGGTTCGCACCTGCGAGTCCCTGACAGTGCAGTTCGGGGATGCGTGGGAGCGCGCTATGCGCGTTGCCCTGCTGGTCATGGGCCGCCAGCTCTCGCTGGACGATTTCCGCATGGAGGCGTTGTGGCGCGACCCCTCGACACCGACGGTGGCTGCTATCGCTGACGCTACGGCTAAGAAGTACGCGAACGGCGCTGGCTTCATCACTAAGGAGCAGGCTCGTATCGACGCGGGCTACTCACCTGAGCAGCGGCGCCGCATGGAGGCTGAGGACAAGACAGACCCCATCAACGCCCTGAACGCGATGTATGAACAGCCGGTGAGCGATGAACCTAGCTGAGTTAGAGGCCGCTCAGGCGGCCAACGTAGCACCAGTTATTAGGTCGGTCACAACGACTTTCGCGGGTTACGCTTCGAGGCAGGTAACCCTCCCCATCTGGCGGCTGTTGCTGCAAACGATCTTCCCGCAAGTAGCTTCCCGTTACACCTACGGGGCTAACCTAGCTCGCCGCCTGTACGAGAAGGAGCGGGCCAAGGTCACCGACGCGCCTATGCCGAACCGGCCACTTCCTCGACTCTCCTTCGAAAGGTTCGTTAAGGACATGGAGGAGGTTCGCCCCCTCATGATGAAGCCGAACACGACGGCTAACGAGGTGGCGCGGGCTGCACTGCGTGTGGCTCGGACGGTTGAGAACGGAGGACGGCGGGAGATCCTGCGAGCTGTCAGTGATGTTGATGAAGCTCTCGACGACCAGATTATCTGGGAGGACGACGACGAGTTCACCTCCTCTGAGATTTCGCTGGATGACCTCCACGACGAGGTTAACGACAAGCGAGAAGCTAAGGGTAAGTCCCGCCTTGTGAGAGGCTGGGCGCGAGTACCTACCGGCGCGGAGACGTGCGGCTGGTGCTGGATGCTGGCTTCTCGAGGACCTGTCTACAAGACGGCTAAGACCGCGGGCGCTCGATTTGAGTTCGACGCCGGGGGCGGCGAGCTTGTAGGCGAACAAATGAATGCGTGGCACGACGGCTGCGACTGCAAGATTGTCCCTGTTTTCACAACCAGGAGTTGGGAAGGCCGGGAACGCTGGCAGGCAGCTGAGTCTCTCTGGAACGATGTTACACGGCGCCAGGGGTACCGAGGCCACGAGGCTAGAAAAGCTTTCCGCCGCGAGGTGGAAGCAGGCAGAATACAAGAACTTCTACAGGATGCCCAGGTGGCAGCCTAGAAAGGTGAATCACCGTGAGTGAAGACACCTCGACCGCCGAGAACGCGAGCCAGGAGCTCCCGGACTGGGCCCGTGACCAGATCACGAAAGCTAACTCGGAGGCGGCTAAGTACCGCTCTGAGAAGAACGACCTTGCTACCGCTCTGAAGCAGGCCCAGGAGGAGGCTTCGGGGTACACGACAAAGGTTACCGAACTGGAAGAGAAACTGGCAGCCTCGCAGGCTGAAGTACAGGCTCTCAGTCAGGGTGAGATGCGCCTCCGCGCAGCCCTCAATGTAGGCATTGGCAGCGACAAGCTGGACGATTTCGCCGCGTTGTTGAAGGGCGACACCGCCGAAGAGGTGGCAGCCCACGCGGAGAAGCTGAAGGCCCTGTTTGGCTCTGACCCTGCACCTGCTCGAGCTACCGACCCGTCGCAAGGTTCTGCCCCACTGCCCCTCAACGGAGATCCGCTGGTAGCCCTGCTGACCTCCGCTGTAAACTAACCTGAAGGAGATTCCATGCCCGCTAACATGGGTAACGTAACTAAGCGCTCAGAGTTTAGTACTTTTCTCACCCCCGAAGTTGCCCAGCCGATCTTCGACGAGATCGCGCGCGTTTCGTTCGTACAGCAGCTCGCCACTAAGGAAGCCCTCGGCCCTTCCGGCAAGGCTATCCCGGTCTGGTCCGGCACGGCTAAAGCCAGCTGGGTAGCCGAGACTGCTCAGAAGCCGATCACTAAGGGCGGCTTCCAGAAAGTCGTGATGGAGCCGAAGAAAATCGCCGCTATTTTCGTGGTCTCCTCTGAGGTCGCCCGCGAGAATCCGCTGAACTACGCTCAGACGATGCGTAACAAGGTGGCTGAGGCTTTCGCTAAAGCCTTCGACGATGCAGCCCTGTATGGCATCAATTCCCCATTCGGGGCACACATGAACCAGACTACTAAGTCTGTCAAGCTGGTGGACGGCACCCCGGCTAAACCAGACGCTTACAAGGCGTTCAATGAAGGTCTGAGCTTGCTGGTCAACGACGGTAAGAAATGGACTGGCGCTATCCTCGACGATAAGGTCGAGCCTGTGATGAATAGCTCTCTCGACGCTAACGGCCGCCCGCTGTTCACCGAGCCTACCTACGTCGAGACTAACTCCCTGACCACTAAGGGCCGCATCCTTGGCCGCCCGGCCCTGCTCGGTAAAGGCATTGGTTCCGGCACGACCCGGGGCTTCATGGGTGACTTCAGCAAGATCATCTGGGGCCAGGTCGGAGGCATCACCTTCGACGTCTCCGATCAGGCTACGCTCGACCTGTCGGATGCCCAGGACGGTTCCGGTCTGGTCAGCCTGTGGCAGAACAACCTTGTGGCCGTTCGTGCTGAAGCCGAATTCGGCCTGGTTGTGCGTGATCCCCAGGCTTTCGTGAAGGTCGTCGAGAAGTAATGGTTACGGTCGAGGATCTAGAAGCTAGGTGGGCATCTTCAGAGGATCTCACCGACGTTGAGCGGAAGGTCGCCTCGGCCAGGCTACAGGACGCCCTTGACCTCCTCCGAACCCGGATTGAGGATCTAAACACCCGGGTCGTTGCAGACCCGGTGTACGCCCGCGTGGTTAAAGCCGTCTGCTGCGATGCAGTTATTCGCCTCCTCAGTAACCCGGAAGGGTTCAAGAGTGAGACTGACGGTAACTACATCTACGAGCGGTACGGCAGCCTAGCTGATGGGCGGCTGAAGATTCTAGACGAGGAGTGGGAACGCTTAGGTGTGCGCCAGCGTGTGACCGTGGTTCACGCTGGCCCCAAACCCCCGTGGGAGGTCTAGTGAGTATCCTTGACAAAGGTAACTGCTGGGTGGATGTTTACCCTGAAGTTGCCACCCGCGACCGGGATGGCAATACGTTTACTCACCCATCGAACAAGCCGAAGCGCTTGTGGGTGATGTGGCAGGCTCACGGTGAGAGCGGCACAGCCGCTCGGCGCCAGGAGCAGATGACCGAGGGGTTCTTCTCGGAGAACGTCGCTCGGATGCGTGTTCGGCGCGAGGATCACTCAGTGAAGATCGGCCCACAGAGCTACGTCGTCAAGGACGGCGAGCGCTGGGAGGTGTTTGGTTACCCCACTGAGTACCGAATGTCTCGGCGCACAGGTCACTTCGACTACACGATGCGGAGGAGCTAGCTTGGCCCACATCCAATGGTACGGCTCTGAGTCTGACACATACCGCAAGATCGTTCGCAACAACCCCGGTATCGGCGCCTACAATTTCGCACGTATGACGGCGGCCAAAGGCATCGCTGAAGCGCGGCTAGAGCCGCATCACCGAAACCATGACCGCACCCGTAAGCCTAATGAGCCTCCATCGAATATCTCGGTGACTAAGGGAAGCATCTCCGACGCCTTCCTGCATCTGGATGACCCGAAGGGTAAGGCGCTCATCATCGAAGGCAAGCTCGGAATTATCCGAGGTGCTGTTGCTAGCTTGTAAGGAGGCAGCATGATTCCGAAACTCACACCCAGGGTTCAGGACATTGTTCTTCCTCTCCTTCGAGAAGGGCTCGGCCCGGAGGTACATGTCCGAACGTGGTCTGACAACGTCGAACACCGCGAGTACCCCGAGGTTCGAGTTCGCCGCCTTGGCGGCTTGAACTCCCTCGGCTCTATCCAGAACGGGCTAGAACACCCGGTGGTTGAGATCACCGCCACGACGCGGGAAGGCTTGGCTGCTACTGAGGATCTAGCTATCCGTTGCCGAAACATCTTAGTGAACTCCCGGAACGTAGTTGTTCCGGGGGTTGGGCACCTGGTTAGGGTGCGTGAAACCCTGGGGATGACTCAATTCCCATCTGAAATCCAAGGAACCTGGCGTGTGCAACAGCTGCTGCGTACAGACTTCCGATACCCCCGAAGGAGAGGTTAAATGGCTCTCGTTGATGAGAAAGTCTTTACCGCTAGCACGGGCTACGTTTTTAAGGCTCCTGTGGGCACCGCAGCCCCGAGCCGCGCAGCCCTGAAGAACTTCAACCCTGAGACCTTCGGCGCTTCCAGCGTCAAGGTTACCGTTACGGGTGCCCCCACGGGAGGCACCTTCACCCTCACCCACAAGGGTAACGCTACAGCTGCTCTGGCATACAACGCCACTCCCGCTGAGATCCAGGCTGAGCTTTCCAAGCTGGCTTCGATTGGCGCGGGAAACGTTGTTGTTACCGGTGAGGCTGGTAAGAACTACGAGGTAGCCTTCATTGGCAAGCTTGCTAAAGCTAATGAGGAGCTGACGGCTAACGCCACCTTTACAGGTGGCACGACTCCGAATGTGGAGGTCAAGAAAGGCGCCGAAGCTAACGACTGGGAACTCGCAGGCCACACGGCCCAGGAGGAGCTTCCTGAGTTCGGTTTCGACGGCGGCGACACTAAGGTCAAGGGTTCTTGGCAGAAGAAAAAGCTGAAGGAAGTCACCGAGGAAGACCCGGTTGACTACGTCATCATCCGCTTTGTGCAGTGGGATGTTGAGACGCTGGAAGCTTACTTCGGCAAGAACAAGAGCACGACCGAAGGTATCTACGGTTCCGACGGCTCTCGCACCTCCATTGAGGTGGCTATCCTCATTGTTATGGTCGATGGACCGTTCGTGATTGCCTTCACAGCCGCTAAGGCTACCCTCCGCCGTGAGGAAGCTATTAAGCTGGAGGCGGATGAGTTCGCCATCCTGCCGGTTCGCGCTACCTTTGTGAACCACCCGGGCCGACTGCTCTTCGAGTGGATCACCCCGGAAGCCTAAGCTAACCCCCAACCCTTGAACCGCGCCACCAGGCGCGGGCTGACTAGCCTATCTGAGGAGACACAATATGGCTACCTACTCCCTGTCCGATATTCGTGAGGCTGCTGCTAAGCGCTACCAGGGTCTCGAGATCACTAATGGCGATGATAAGTTCATCTTCCAGAACCTGCTTCAGCTGCCTGCTACACAGCGTCGTGAGGCAGACAAGATCCTGAACAGTGCTGATGACGCGGCTGACACTGACAGCCAGATCGAGCTGGTTAAGAATCTGCTGAAGGCTGTTGAGAAGAATGGCCGAGGCCAGGAGCTGCTGGATTTGCTGGAGGACAGCCCGGCTAACCTGATGGAGGTCTTCCACGCTTGGATGGAGGCTACTCAGCCGGGGGAAGCTTAGCCCTAGCGGACCTGCTCGACGAGCACGGCGACAAGATTTACCCCGAGGTTCTACGCTATTACGGCGTGGATCTTCGGGGGCTTTTTTTGTCTGAGTTGGATGCTAAGACGGCGCTGTGCCTGGTGTATGCTCTACCACCGGATAGTATGACGTATGCGGCACTCACCAACGATCAGGACACAGCGGGCTGGGGTATTACGGAGCATCTGCTGGCCGGGGTTATCGACGCTGTGCAGCAGAATACGTTCACGAATGTTCAGGTGCGTACTAAGAAGCGTTTGACACCTCCTGAGACGATTGTTTCTCGTGCTCGGAAGTCTAGCCGCCGAGCAGGCAGCAACTTGT